ATTGAAGCCGTCCTCAGGTCCTATAGAGCAAGTCCATCCCCTGAACTTAGATTCGGGGAAGGAATTACCAGGCAGAGGTTCGACTTCCTCTACAGCACAATGAATAAGAAGTCCACGTGTGGAGCTCCTTTTTCTTCCATGTTTGATAACGTGGAGAAAATGATGAGCGCGATAAGTGGGTATGTATATAGTTGTGTGTGTGAGAGATTTGAGAGGTTGTGTAATGTTCCTTATGAGTATGTGTCTAAGCTCTCACCAATAGAGCTGGTACAACAAGGGTTTTGTGACCCGATATGTGTTTTCGTAAAAGGGGAATTACATAAAAAGCAGAAAATTGCAGAAAAGAGGTGGCGTCTTATTTTACCGCAAGGCAAGATAGACGAGTTTATTTGTAGGCATTTGTTTTATGAGATGGATCAAGAAGAAATTCTGAACCATTTCGTGATACCCTCGAAACCAGGAATGGGGTTTGAGGATCGTGACATACATGAGATTTGGTACAACTTCATTAGTTTCAGTGGCAAGAAGTGTGATACTGATATGTCATCCTGGGACTGGACAGTCGATGAGTATGATCTAGCGTTGGAAGCCGAGTGTAGGATTTTGTTGCTAAGAGCCTCAAAGAGGCTCGCTAACTGTATCCGTAACTGGTTTTATTGTCTAGCACACTCAGTGTATTGTCTCAGCGATGGAAGACTTGTTGACCTTCGCCTTTATGGAATTATGAAGAGTGGAACCAAGATCACGTCTTCGGGCAATTCTAGAATTAGATTTTGCAACGCATGCTCTGTTCAAATTGATTTAGGGATACCCTTGTTTGGTTTGTTTAATGGAGATGACGGTATTGAAAGCTATTCGGAAAAGCTCAAAGAAGCCTACAAGCTCAATGGTAAGATTTTGAAACAGATAAACGTTTGTGAAAAACAGTTTGAGTTTTGTTCATATATATGGACCCACAATAACTGTTATCCTGTTTCAGTTTTCAAGTCTTTAGGCCATTTGCTGCTACAAAGATGTGTATTCACATTTGTTGGAGTTTTTGTATTTGATGCGGGGTCGCAAAGGTGTGTCTGATATGTGTGTGTATTTGTCAGGTTTGTCCGAGTTAGGTGTCATAAACTCGGATGAATTCAATTCATGTAAGTCCTACTGGGACGGGTTCGCCTTCCAGTAGTGACAAGCCACTCGTTAGAGTGGTGTCTACTAAG